CTGCTCGAGCCGATCGGGAACGTCCCTCCGGCAGAAGCAGAGGCAAACTTCTACGCCGCTCTGGAAACTGAAGACATCGCCGCGTAACTAACCAAAATCAGCCTCCGGCAAACCCGGGGCGGTTCACCTGGGCCAGATCGGGCTGGCGCTTGGCGTGACCGAAGCCACGCCCGAGGCGATCCTCGCCGCCGCGCAGGCGCGGACCACCGCGCAACCGGCCGAGATCACCGCCCTGCAATCCGAACTGGCCGATGTCTCGACCCGGCTGAAGGCGCTGCAGGACACCACCGCCCGCGACCGCGCCACCGCCTTCGTGGATGGGCGATCAGCGAGGGCCGGGTCGGCGTGAAGCCGATGCGCGAGCGCTACATCGCCATGCATATGGCCGATGCCAAGGGCACCGAGGAGCTGATCGGCGCCATGCCCGCGGTCACCGCCGAACTGCCCTCGGGCGAGATCGCGCTGCAGGCCGCCGACAGCGGCGATCTGGTCGCCCGGGCGCGGGCCTATCAGGCGAAGCAGAAGGCCGCCGGGATCGACCTCGGCTGGACCGCCGCCGTCACCGCCGTTTCGGAGGGCAAGCAATGATCCCGACCTTCATCCGGGCCTTCGAGGCCTCGGCCGCCATCGCGGGCCGCCGCATCGTGGCCTTCTCCGATGTCGCCGCCTCGTCGAAGATCGCGCAGGCCGCCACGGCGACCGCCCCCGCCCTCGGAGTATCCGAGGCGATGGGCGCCGAGGCAGGCGGCATGTGTGATGTCGTCCTGGCGGGCATGGCAGCGGTCGATCTGGGCGGCACCGTCACCGCCGGGGCGCCGCTGATGGCGGATGCCGCGGGCAAGGCCATCGCGGCCAGCGCCGCCGCTGCCACCACCCGCCGGGTGGTCGGCTTCGCCATCCAGCCGGGGGTTGCCGGCGACATCATCGACATCTGGCTCGCGCCGAGCCTGCTCGACCGCGCCTGAGAGGAGTAACCCATGGCCCCGAAACGCCCGTTTACCGTCGATCCCGTCCTGACCGCCATCTCGGTCGGCTATCGCAACCCGTCGATCACCTATATCGCCGACGAGGTTCTGCCGCGTCAGACGGTCGGCGGCGAGATCTTCAAATGGACCGAATATCCGCTGGCCGATGCCTTCGCCATTCCTGACGGCCGGGTCGGCCGCAAGGGTCGCGTGCAGCAGCTGGAGTTCACCGGCGAGGAGAAGGAATCCGCCGTCGAGGATTACGGCTTCGACGCGCCCATCGTGCATTCCGATGTCGAGGCTGCCGCCAATGCCCGCGCCCGGGGCCTGTCGGCCATCGACCCGGAAAGCCATGCGGTCGAGATGCTGACCGATGTGCTGCAGAACATCCGCGAGGTGCGGGTGGCGGGGCTGGTCCACAACCTCAACACCTATGCCGCCGACAAGCGGGTCACGCTGTCGGGCAGCTCGCAATGGTCGGATTACGCCAATTCGGACCCGATCACCGCGCTGAAGACCGGGCAGGAATCGACGCTGGTCTATCGCCCGAATACCTGGGTGATGGGGCGGCCGGTCTGGTCGAAGCTGTCCTCGCATCCGATCATCGTCAACGCGATCAAGGGCGGCACCCAGACCTCGGGCCTCGTGAGCCGCGAGCAGTTCATCGAGCTCTTCTCGGGCGAGGGGCTGCAACGGCTGCTGATCGGCGATGCCTGGGTGAATACCGCCAAGCCCGGTCAGGCGCCGTCACTCAGCCGGTGCTGGGGCAAGCATCTGGCCATGCTGCACCTCAACCCCGGCGCTTCGGTCGAGCGCGGCGGCATCACCTTCGGCGCCACCGCCGAATATGGCAGCCGGATCTCGGGCCGGATCGAAGACCCGGATGTCGGGCTGCAGGGTGGCTACCGGGTGCGGACGGGCGAGCGGGTCAAGGAACTCGTGATCGCAAAGGACGTCGGCTACTTCGTCCAGAACGCGGTGCAGTGACATGGCGCCGCGCAAGAACACCCAGGGCTCCAATGACAGCCTCAGCGGCGGCACGCCCGACCGGGCCGGGGAGCGCACAGGGGCCGCAAGCCAGATGACCGGCGCGCAGCCCGACGGCAACGGCGATGCAGGGGATGTCGGAGCTGGTGCCGTCGAATATTCCGCCAGCCCCGCGAAAGAGGCTGAGCGGGCGGCGCGGATGCAGGCCATCGCCTCCATCGGCCCCAATCCCGCCCCGATCCTGCCCAAGGGCCCGGCGCCCGAATTCCTGTCCGAGCGCCGGATCGCCACGGTGGCCAGCGCCATCGAGCATGACGGCTACCGCTTCGCCCCCGGCGATCCGATCCCGCTGACCCTGACCGAGTTCACCGGGCTGAAGGGCACTGGCGCGCTGGCCGGGGCCAGCTGGGACGATCTCGAAACCCTCTAAGACGATCCGGCGGCCTGCGCGCCGCCGGGGCCGATCCCCTGCCGGAAAGCCCTGTATCCGATGACCTATGCCACGCTCGAGAACCTGACCGAACGCTATGGCGCCGACATGCTGCTCGGCATCACCGACCGCGCGACGCCCCCGGCCGGGGCGATCGATACCGGGGTGGTGGCGCGGGCGCTGGCCAATGCCGATGCCACGATCAACGGCCGCCTCGGCACCCGCTTCGTGGTGCCGCTGGCCGGGACGCCGCCGGAGATCCGCGAGATCGCCGAGGCCATCGCGATCTGGAAACTGCATGTCTACAAGCCCGACGAGAAGATCGAAGCCGATTACAAGGAGGCGATGAAGACGCTCGAGGGCATGGCCGCCGGGTCTGTCGTGCTGCATGCCACCACGCTTGCCCCGGTGGAAACCGGCGGCACCGGCGCGCGGCTCACCGACCGCGACCGCCCGCTGACCGCAGAGAACCTGCGGGGCTACATCTGATGATCGGGGCGATCTCCGCTCGGCTGTCGGATACGGTCCCGGCCCTGACCGGCCGGGTCGCGGGGGCGGTCGATTTTGGCAGGCTGATCGAGGCGGGCAAGCTGCCCGCGAAGACGCCTGCCGCCTTCGTGCTGCCTGCGGGCATTCAGGGCGGCCATGTCGCGGCCGCCGCCGGGGCCTATGTGCAGGATACCGACGAGATCCTGACGGTGATGCTGGCGCTGCGGGTGCATGACGCGGCGGGCCAGCGCGGCGGCGATCCGCTGAAGGCGCTGATCGATGCGGTGCTGGGCGCGCTGTGCGGCTGGTGCCCGGCCGGTCCCGCCACCGGGGTTCTGCGGCTCGTCCGGGGCAGCCTGATGAGCATGAATGCGGGGCTGATCCTCTACCAGATCGACCTCGCCCTTTCCAACCAGCTGAGGATATCGCGATGACCGCGCCCCATCCGCTGCCCGCCGAGGGCGGCAGCTACATCCGCAATGCCGATGGCAGCCTGACCCCGCTCGACGAGGCCGCTCCCCAAAAACCGCCTGCGGCAAAGCCCGCAAAACCCGCCGTAAAGGAGGAATAAATGCCGCTTTACTGGGACGAGAAAACCCTCCTCCTCAAGACCGAGACCAGCTACGGGGTCGATGCCACGCCCACCGGCGCGGCGAATGCGCTCCTTGCCACCGATGTGCGGCTCATGCCGATGGAGGGGCAGGATGTGGACCGGGCGCTGGAGATGCCGTGGATGGGCGCCTCGGGCACGATCCCGAGTGGCTTGCATGCGAAGCTTTCCTTCAAGGTCGAGCTGAAGGGGTCGGGCACGGCGGGCAGCGCCCCGGCCTTCGGGCCGGTCCTGAAGGCGCTTGGCTTTGCCGAGGTGATCGCCGCCGGGGCTTCGGTGACCTACAGCCGGGTGTCGAAGAACCATTCCTCGGCCACGATCTGCCTCAATATCGCGGGCACGCTTTACAAGATCCTCGGCGCGCGCGGCACCGGCACGCTGCGGGTCGATGCCCAGGGCATCGTCTATCTGGAGGCGGAGCTGACCGGGCTCTTCGTGCAGCCGTCGTCGCAGGCGCTGCCCACGGTCACGCTCGGCACCCAGCTCAGCCAGTTCCCGCAGGTCGCGACCTCGGCCAATACGCCCACGTTCACGGTGGATGCGACCGCGCTGGTGCTGCGCTCGCTGGCGCTGAACCTTGGCAATAGCGTCTCGACCCGGTTCCTGATCGGCTCGGAAAGCGTGATCATCGAGAAGATCTCCGAGATGATCGACTTCACCGTCGAGGCGGTGCCGCTGGCCACGCTGAACCCCTATGCGCTGGCGGCGGCGGGCGGTCTGGTGCCGCTGAGCCTCGTGCATGGCACCGGCGCCGGGAAGATCTGCACCCTGACGGTGCCGCGCCTGCAGCTGCAGCGCCCCTCCGGGCTCGAACAGCAGAACCGCATCGTCGAATGGCCGCTGCGCGGCGTGCCGCTGCCGGACAGCGGCAATGACCAGCTGACCCTCGCATTCACCTGAAGGAGCCTTCCCTTGTTCAAGCTGCTGCAAAAGCCCGAGTTCTCGCACACCGTCAAACTCTCGGTGCCTGTCGATGGCGGGCATGACACCCAGACCTTCACCGCGCGGTTCCGGGCGCTGCCGGTCAGCGAGGTCACGGCCCATGACACGATGACGGCCGAGGGGACCGCGACCTATCTGCGCGAGATCCTGACCGGCTGGGAGGGCGTGGTCGATGATGCGGGCGAGGAGATCGCCTTCAATGATGCGACCCGCGACCGGATGATCGATCTGCCCTTCGTGCGGGTGGCGCTGCTGGAGACCTACAACGCGGCGATGCTGGGCGCGAAGCGGGGAAACTGAGCGAGGCGGGGCGGGTCTGGGCCGGGGGCGGTTTCTCCGGCGCGGACCGCCGCGCGGCCGAAGCCGATGCGGCCTTCTTCGGCCTGGCCCTTGAGGAGGCTGACCGGAGCTTCGGGCTCTGGGCCGAGAACCTTCCCGCGCTCGAGGCCTTCTTCGCGGTCAGCAACCAGTGGCGGGTCTCGCCGGTCTTCGGCGGGCCGCCCCTCTGGCTCGGTCTCGATTACGCCGCCTGCCGCGCCGCCTGGGACAGCGCCGGGATCGTGATCACCCCCGAACTCTGGGCCGGGTTCCAGACCGTCGAGGCCGCCGCAAAAGACGCATTGAACAGCAGGTAAAACATGACCGCCGATGGCAAGATCAATCTCGACATGCTGATCCGCGTGGTGGCCGATCAGGCCCGGCGCGAGATGGCGGATCTGACGCAGGCGACGCGGGGCGTGGCGGTCGGGGCGCGGGATCTGGCCTCGGCAGGCGGCGCCACCGCGCCGGTACTGGATGGCCTTGCCGCCGGGGCGCGCCATGCCCAGACCGGGCTGGTCGGCATGACCACCGCGCTTGCCGCGCAGGAAACCGCGATGCAGCGGGCGATTGCCGCCTGGTCGGGGCTGTCGCGGGCCACGGAGGACAGCACGGCCTCGGGACTGCGGCACGGGCTGATGCTCGACGAGATCCGGGCGCGCTACAATCCGCTCTTCGCGGCCTCGCGGCAGTATGAGATGGCGCTGCGCGATATTGCCGAGGCGGAACGGCTGGGAGCGATCTCGGCGCGCGAGGCGGGGGCTGCGCGGGCGGCAGCCGCGCAGGGCATGCTGGCCCCGGTGCAACAGCCCGGTCCGCGCGGCGGTGCGCCATCGAGTGCCTATACCGCGAATATCGGGGCGCAGGGCTTCGACATCGGCGTGACGGCGGCGATGGGGATGAACCCGCTGATGATCGGCCTGCAGCAGGGCTCGCAGCTCGCGGGCATCGCGCAGCAGATGGGCGGCGGCGAGAAGGCGGCACGGGGGCTGTTGCAGGGCCTGACGGCAATCGCCAGCCCGCTGAACCTTGCCATCATCGGCTTCACCACACTGGCGGCGGTCGGCATTCAGGGCTTCAGTGCTCTCGCGGTCTCCAGCAAATCCCTCGAAGAGCGGATGGCCGAGCTGACGACGGCATTTGACCGTTACAAGCGGTCGGCCGATCTCGCGGGTTCCAGCGCTGAAGATCTGTCGCGGCAATTCGGGGTCGGCGCCACGGCGGCGCAGGAACTCTATGCCATCCTCTCGGGTCTGGACCGTCTCAGCGTCGATCAGAAGCTGAAGGCGACCAGCAGTGCCGTGCGGGACATGCTGGGCCTGATGAAGGAGAACAACCGTCGCGGCGGCAATGAGGGCCGGATCGCGGAGTTCTTTGATCTGGGCGGCTCGGGCTGGGGCAATGCCCGGCCCTATGCGGCATCGCTTGGCGCCTTTGACGACGCCGTGCGCGGATTTGAGAAGGCGGAAGGGATCGATGCCCAGATTGCCGCAATGCAGACCCTGCTGCAGGCGGTGGATCACCTCGCCCGGCTGAAGGACGGCATATCCAAGGATGAGCAGGCGCTGATCGACCAGCTGAAGCAGCAGGCCGATACCCTGCTTGGCATTCAGGCGATCGAGACCGCGCGGGCCGAGGCGAAGAAGCGGCAGGTGGACCAGATGGTCACCGGCTACCGACAGGAGGCCGACCTGCTGGCGGTGACCGCGCGGTTCGGGTCGGACAGTATCGAGGTGGAGCGGCTGAAGGCGGCGCAGGCGCGCGAGAACCTCGATCTGCGCCTGAAGGGCATCGGCGTCGAGAAGGGCAGCGCCGACTGGCTGCGCGCCCGGATCAGCCTCTCGCTGCAACTGGCGGCGCAGGAACAGGCGGCGCTCGAGGCCCGCCGGGAGTGGATGGCGGATCAGCAGGACCGGCTGGCGGCGATCACCCGCGAGACCGGGCTGATCGGGGCCAGCAATGCCGAACGGCTGCGGACCAATGCGCTGGCCGAGGCCGAGGTCGAGATCCGCAAGCGCAAGATGGGCCTTCTCGAGGCCGAGGCGCACCGGATGCGCGCGCTGGCCCGGGCGGCGGCCGAGGCCGAACGCGACCGCCAGCGCGCGCTGAACGATATTGCCACCACCGGGCTGATGGACGGCTATGACGCCCGGCTCGCGGCCGAGCGCAATCCGCAGATGCGGGCGCAGATCGAGGCCGAGAAGGACTATGCGCGCCAGATCGCGGCGGGCGCCGATGCCACGGTGGCGGCGGCCTCGGCCGAACAGGTGCGCACCCGGGCGCTGGCGGGGCTGCGTCAGGAACAGCTGGACGTCCTGCGCGGTCAGCAGGAGGCGGTGCAGCAACTGCATCTGGAACTGGCGCTGGCCGGTCAGACCGAGGCCGTGCGGGCACGGGTGCTGGCGCTGGTGCAGGCGGAACGCGAGATCCGGCAGCAGGGCTTTGTGGGCGAGGAAGCGGAGGCGATCCGCCGCAACGCTCTGGCGCGGGCCGAGCTGGCCCGGAGCATCGAGACGCAGGCCGATGCCTGGAAGCGGGTTCAGTCGGCGGGCGAGGATGCCATCGACAGCGTGCTGGACAGGCTGCGCGGCGGCGATCCGAAGGGCGCGCTGTCGGAGATGCTGGGCGAGATCGAGGGGATGTTCTTCGACCTCGCGCTGCGCAATCCGCTGAAGAACGCGATCCTCGGCACCGATCTCGGCACCTGGGGCGATGTCGGCGGCTGGTCGGGCATCTTCGGGCGGCTGACCGGCCAGACGGCACCCGATGAACGGGCACTGGTGGCGCAGGCCACGGCGCCGGTGCAGTCCATGTCAGTGACCGCCGCCACGGTGATGATCGGCGGGCCGGGCGTGGCCAACCTGCTCTCGGCCAGTACCGCCGGGGCGGTGGGCGGCTATGACACGGCGGGTGCCGCAGGCCTTGGCGGCAGCGCCAATGTCCAGCAACAGGTCTGGGCCTTCTTCGCGGCCAAGGGCCTCGCGCCGCACCAGATCGCGGGCATCATGGGCAATGTCGCGGCGGAAAGCGGGTTCAATCCGCTGGCGGTGGGGGATGCCGGTCAGGCCTTTGGCCTCTTTCAGCACAATGACCGCAAGGGCAGGCTCTTCGACTTCATCGGCGGGCAAGGCAATCTGGGCAATGTGCAGGCGCAGCTCGAGTTCGCCTGGCAGGAATTGCTGACCTCGGAACGCGGGGCGTTCAGACGGCTGATGGCCTCGGACAGCCTTTACGAGGCCACCCATGCCTTCACCGGCTTCGAGCGGCCGCAGGGCTATGATGCCAACAACCCGACCAGCGCGATGCACTGGGACAAGCGCCTCGCGGCGGCCGAGGCCGCGATGGCGAAGTTCGAAGGCACCACGCTCTCGGCACAGGCGCAGCTTGGCACGCTGGGCGGCGGGTTTGACACGTTCGGGACCATGCTGGCGCAGGCCTTCACCGGCGGCGGTCAGGGCGCAGGCGGCGGCCTCTTTGGCGGCATCCTCGGCCTGATCGGTCAGGGTCTCGGCATTCCCGGCTTTGCGGCGGGCGGCGATCATGGGGGCGGCTGGCGGATCGTCGGCGAGAACGGGCCGGAGCTGGAGGCGACCGGGGCCGCGCGGATCTTCAACGCCAGCCAGACGCAGCAGATCCTGACCTCCGCACCGCCTGCGGGCGGTGGGGGCGCGCAGGCCGTGGCGCCGACCGTGGTGGCGCCGCAGGTCTCCTTCGTGATCAATGACCATTCCGGCCAGAAGATCGAGACCGAAGAGGGCGTGGATGATCAGGGGCGCCCGCAGGTCACCATGACCATCGGCCGCTCGGTCGCCGGGGCGCTGAGCCAGCGCGGCAACCCGCTGCGCCGGGCCATGCAGTCGGAATTCGGCGCCCGCCCGACCCCGAGGGTCCGGTGATGGCGCATCCCGAATGGCCCGCCGAACTTCCGCGCCCCGAGCGCGACAGCTGGCAGACCCAGCTTCAGGACAGCCGTCAGAAACGGCTTGCCGAGGCTGGCCCGCCGGGCTGGGCGCGGCGCTTCAGCAGCGCGGCCCGGCTGGTCACGCTGTCGCTGATCCTGAGCCGGAACCAGAAGGCAATCTTCGACCGCTTCTACGAGCGGGACTGCGCGGGCGGTGTCCGGCTGTTCTGGATGCCCGATCCGACGACCGATGGCTGGGAGATGCTGTCCGCGAGCGGCGAGACGCTGCTCGATGGCGCGGGCAATCGCCTTCTGCTGTCGGCGCGCTGGCTCTGCCGCTTCGGCGATCAGGTGCCGGTCGAATCCATCGTCGGGCAGGTCGAGTTCCGCAAGCGCTTCAATGTGGTGGTGCTGCCATGAGGAGGCTCTCGCTCAATGCCCGGCTGGCACAGGAGGCCGAGGACAGCACCGAGCTTCAGGTGGTGTTGTTTCGGATCGATCACCCCGATCTGCCCGCGCCGATCCGGCTTTCGACCGACAATACCGAACGCCTCGCCTCGGAACCGGATGTGATCTACGGCACCCGCTCCGGCTGGGCCGGGGCCGATCCGGTCTCGGAGCCCTATCTCTGGGTCATCGCCTCGGCGCTGGTGCCTTCCGATCTGGAGGATACGCCCGCCGCCGGTCAGATTGTGCTGGAGGCGCTGGACCGGGAGATGGTGCGCCTCGTGCGCTCCTTCACCTCGCGCGCCACCATCGCCATGGCGGTGGTTCTGGCCGCCTCGCCGGATCTGGTCGAGGCCGAGTTCACCGATATGCAGATCCTCTCGGCCGATATCGATGCCGGGGAGATCAAACTGAGTTTCTCCCGCGACGAGATCGAGAACGAGCCGTTTCCGGCCGGGCGGATGTCGCGCGGCCGTTTCCCGGAGCTGCACCTATGACTTGGTCTGATCGCTTCATCGGCATTCCTCATGGCGATCTCGGCCGGGATCGCGCGGGCTGCGACTGCTGGGGGCTGGCCTGCGTGATCTACCGCGAGGAGCTGGCGATCAGCCTGCCGGATTACCTCGGCTACAGCTCGGCGGCGGAACAGGGCGAGGTCGCGGCGCTGATGGACGGGGCCGAGACCTCGCCGCTCTGGCTGCCGGTCGAAGGCCCGGGCATCGCCTTCGATATCGCGGTGTTCCGGCGCGGGCGGTTGCGCAGCCATGTCGGCATCGTGGTGCGGCACGGGGTGATGATCCATATGGCTGACCGCCGCGCAGCCGTGCTGGAAGCCTATGATAACGGGCGCTGGAAACACCGTTTTACCGGCCATTACAGGCATGTTGATCTGGTCTCGGAGGCCCGGCGATGACGGCCGCGCGGATCCCCGTCACCGCCGCCCGCGCCATCGATCCCGGTTTTGGCCGGGCCGATCTTCAGGTGCCGCCCGGCCTGACCCTCGAGGCGATCGTCGCACTGGCGCTGCCCGGTCTGGCGCCAGAGGAACGCGGGGCGCTGCGCGTCATGCTGGTCAGCCCGAAGGGCAGTGCGGTCATCGACCCGCGCTTCTGGCATGTCGTGCGGCCGCGCGACGGGGTGCATGTCGTCATCCGGCTGGTGCCGGGGGATGATGCGCTGCGCTCGATCCTGTCCATCGTGGTCAGCGTTGCCGCTGTGGCCTTCGGCGGGCCGCTGGCGGGCATGCTGGGCATCACCAGCCAGCTTGGGGTCAGCCTCGTGACGGCCGGTCTGACCGTGGTCGGGCAGTTGCTGGTCAATGCGCTGATCCCGCCGCCGAAGCCGCTGGAACGCGAGAACCGGTATGCCATCGGCGGCTGGCGCAACCAGGTGGTGCCGGATGGCGCGGTGCCGGTGGTGCTGGGGCGGCATCGCTATGCGCCGCCCTTCGCCGCGATGTCCTGGACCGAGATCGTCGGCGACTGGCAATATATCCGCAGCCTGTTCTGCTTCGGCTACGGGCCGCTGGCGCTGTCGGAGTTCCGCATCGGCGAGACCGCGCTGGAAGAGTTCGACGAGGTGGAGACCGAGGTCAGGACGGGCCTGCCGGGGGATGCGCCCTGCAGCCTCTATCCCCGTCAGATCGTCGAGGAGAATGTGGGCGCGGAACTGCTGCGCCCGCTGCCGCGCGATGATCTGGGCGAGGTGATCGAGGGCGAACCGGCGGAAGAGGCGCCGGTGATCCGCACCACCGGCGCCGATGCCTCGGCCGCGAGCGTGATCCTCGCCTTTCCGGGCGGGCTTGTCGCCCATAGCAAGAAGGGCGATGCCAAGGCCCATTCGGTCCGCATCCGCATCCGCCAGCGCCTTGTGACGGCCGAAGTCTGGGAAGATGTGGTCACGCTGGAGATCAGCGCCAAGAAGCTGGAGACCTTCTACCGCCAGCATACCTGGGATCTGCCGAGCCGGGGCCGCTGGCAGGTCGAGGTCACCATGCTGACCGACGAGACCACCGACAACAAGATCCAGCAGCGCTGTTCCTGGGCGGCGCTTCAGACCATCCGGCCCGAATATCCGTTGAACTTTGACAAGCCTCTGGCGCTGGTGGCTGTCAGGATCAAGGCGACCCACCAGCTGAACGGCACGCTCGACAATTTCTCGGCACTGGTGGAGCGGCCCTGCCTCGACTGGGATCATGTCGCGGAGGCCTGGGTGGAACGGGTCACCACCAACCCGGTCGCGCTCTATCGTCATGTCCTGCAAAGCCCGGCCAATCCCCGGCCGGTGGCGGATGCGGGCCTCGATCTGCAACAGCTTCAGGACTGGCACGATTTCTGCCGGGTGAACGGGCTGACCTATTCCCGGCCGCTCGATGCCACCGGCACCACCCTGCGCGATGTGCTGGCCGAGGTGGCGGCGGCCGGGCGGGCCACGCCCCGGCATGACGGGCTGCGCTGGGGCGTCACGGTGGACTGGCCATCGGCGCTGATCGTGGACCATATCACCCCGCGCAACAGCCGGGGCTTCAGGACGCGGCGCAATTATGTGGACCCGCCGCATGCCTTCCGGGTGAAGTTCGCCGATGCCGGGAATGACTTCCGGGAGGCCGAGCGGCTGGTGCGCTGGCCGGGCCATACCGGCGAGATCGAGCTGACCGAACTTCTGGACCTGCCCGGCAAGACCGATGCGGCCGAGGTCTGGCGCGAGGCGCGGCGGCGGCAATATGAGGCGATCTCCCGGCCCGACACCTTCGAGGTGACACAGGACGGCCCCGTCCGGGTCGCCACGCGCGGCGATCATGTCATGCTGTCCTCGGATGTCATCGATCAGGTGCAGCGGGCGGCGCGGGTGCGCCGGGTGACCGGCCAGAGGATCGAACTGGACGAGCTGGTCACCATGGAAGCCGGTCTGGACTACGGTCTGCGCTTCCGGGTCTTTGAGGGGGACGAGGATACGGTCGGTGCCTCGGTCGTCCGCACTGTCAGCACGGTGCCGGGCGAGACGCAGATCCTGACGCTGGAGGGCGGCGGCGATCTGCCCGGGGTCGGCGATCTGGTGATGTTCGGCCGGGCCACGACCGAGGCGCTGCATCTGATCGTCACCGGCGTCGAGGCGGGCACCGGCTTTACCTCGATCCTGCGGATGGTCGAGGCGGCACCCATCATCGACACGCTGCTGGCCGCCGACACGATCCCCGCCTGGTCGAGCCGGGTGGGCGCGGAACTGGACGAGAGCCTGCTGGCCCCGGCCGTGCCCCGGTTCACCCGCATCGCCAGCGGCGCCTCCGGCTCCACTGATGCCAACCGGGTGGATTACCTGATCGCGCCGGGCAGCAGTGCGATCACGACGGCGGGCTACGCAATCGACCACCGCCTGAGCGGCGCGGGCGGCTGGACCACGGTGACGATCCCGGCGGCCAATGGTGGCGGCGCGCTGGAGGTCTATGCGGCGGGCGATGCCATCGAGATGCAGGCCCGCGCCGTCAGCATCTCCGGCGTCGAAAGCGCCAGCACCGCGATTGTCAGCCTGACCATCGGCGCAGGCGATGCGGATATTCCGGCGGCGCTCGATGACGAGGCGGTCAGCGTCACCACGCTGCCGGGCGGGGCGCTGATCCAGCTGGCCACCGGCGCCGATCCCGCGACGGCGGCGGTGCAGGTCTATCGCAGCGACACCGCCACGCTGGACCGCGCCACCGATGCGGTGGGGGCGCCGCAGGCGGTGGCGCCGCTGGCAAGCTTCACCTTCGCGGTGGGCGACACCACCCGGACCAATCTGGTCGCGGGCGGCGGCATGGACAGCCCGGCCGACTGGACCCTTGCCGGGGGCTGGACCATTGCCGCCGGTCTCGCCAGCCATGCCGCCGGGGCGGCCGATGCGCTCTGGCAGGCGGTCGATCTGCGCGCGGGCCGCTGGTATCGGCTGTCCTGCCGGGTGCAGGGCCGCACGGCGGGCATCCTGACGCCTTACTTCACGGTCGGGACCAATGTGGCCGGTGCCAGCATCTCGGCCAACGGCACCCATCTGGACCGCATTCAGGCCGTGACCGGCAACGAGCGGCTGCTGTTCCAGGCGGCCAGCACCTTCGACGGCGCGCTCGACGATGTCGTGCTCTACGCCGAGACCAGCGCCTGCCTCGCGCGCGGCACCCATTACCTCTGGCTGGAGCCGCAGAACGCCGATGGCGTTCCCGGCCCCGTCAGCGGCCCCTTCATCATCACTGTCACCTGAGGACCGACCATTATGGGCGTGAACACTGTCAATCTCGAACAGGCCAATTTCATCGACGAGTTCCTCGGCAACCGCGACGGCTCGACCGTCCGCGTCCCTGCATCCATGGCCAAGATGCAGCTGGCCGCCGAGACCGCCGGGCCGAACTATGAGACCCGCGACGAACTCTATGCCGATCTGGACTGGGCCGAAGGGGTTCTCTCGGCCGTCTGGGGTGACAGCATCGAGGCGCGACGCGGTGTCTATCGCAAGGTCGGGG